CCCTTGCATTATAACCCCATATTAGCGTAAAATTTAAAAAAAATGGAGTTGAGCAAATGGCAGGTAAGCCGTTAAAGAAGCGTATATTGGATGAAATCAAACAAAAGGGTGGCGCAGATTATCTTTTTGAGCAAATAGCGTCTGGCAAAACTATGACGCAGTTGGCCAAGCAGTATGGCTGCAATAGGCAATATTTTAGCACATCAATAAATACTATACCTGATTATGCAAAGGCATTGGTAAGAGCCAGGCAGGAGGCGGCAGATGCTTTGGTCGAGCAAGGTTTGGAAATGGTTGACGATTTGGACGGGAGCAGTAGCAATAGTGAAATATCAGCTACACGCGAAAAAGTGCAATGGCGTAAATTTATGGCGGGGTCGTATAACCAGGAAAGATACGGCAATAGACCTCAGACGAATGTAAACATTTCGATAGGTGATATGCATCTTGATGCTTTACGCAAAGTTAATTCCGATGTGGCGGCAAATAAAGCAAAGACGATTGATGCGGATTATGAGGATGTAACTGATGAGTGATAATCCGTTAACAGAGTTTGTAATGCGGTACAGGGACAATCCTGTATTATTTGTTAAAGAGGTGCTTGGCGCTACGCCATATGATTACCAGGCAGAGTTTCTTGATGCTATTGCTAATGGTGAGCGTAAGATGTCAGTGCGTTCTGGACACGGCACTGGTAAGTCAACATCTGCATCCTGGGCAATGTTATGGTACGTTTTATTACGCTTCCCTAATAAAATTGTTGTTACTGCGCCAACTTCTAGTCAGTTGTTTGACGCATTGTTTGCCGAGCTCAAGCGTTGGGTGAACGAGTTACCGCCTCACTTGCATCAATTGTTGGTTGTAAAGTCAGATCGTGTTGAATTATCGTCCGCAGCGTCAGAAGCGTTTATCTCCGCTAGAACTTCTCGCGCTGAAACGCCAGAAGCCCTAGCTGGTGTGCACTCAGAAAATGTTTTGTTAGTTGTGGATGAGGCGTCGGGTGTGCCAGAAAAAGTGTTTGAAGCTGCGGCAGGGTCAATGTCTGGCCACAGTGCAACGACAATTTTGCTATCTAACCCTACACGATCATCAGGTACATTTTACGAAAGCCAAACACGTATGGCAAAATCCTGGTGGACGCGGCGTTGGTCATGTGTTGATAGCCCGCTTGTTTCTGACGAATTTGTTGATGAAATGCGTGAAAGATACGGCGAAGACAGCAATGCTTTTCGGATTCGTGTATTAGGCGAGTTTCCATTAGCTGATGATGATACGATTATTCCGTTTCATATAGCAGAAAGCGCAATACATAGAGATATTGAGATTACACCTGATATAAAGCCAATTTGGGGCTTAGATGTTGCGCGGTTTGGTACAGATAAGACTGCATTGTGTAAAAGATACGGCAATGTTGTTACAGAAATCCGAGCCTGGCAAGGGCTTGATCTTATGCAAACTGTTGGTCGCGTCATGGCAGAGTACGAAAGTTTATCGCCAAGCGTGCGTCCAAGTGAAATACTTGTTGATAGTATTGGTGTCGGCGGGGGTGTTGTAGATAGATTACGTGAATTGGGCGCACCAGTGCGCGGTGTTAATGTAAGTGAAGCGCCTGCTATGGGTCACACGTATATGAATTTACGCAGCGAATTATGGTTTAAGGCAAAGGGTTGGCTAGAAGATAGGTCATGCAAGCTACCCAAAGACGATCAATTATTGGCGGAATTAACCGCAATTAGGTATTCTTTTACGTCATCAGGCAAAATGAAGGCGGAAAGTAAGGATGAAATGCGTAAAAGAGGCTTAAAATCGCCCGATTTAGCCGATGCTTTGTGTTTAACTATGGCTTCGGACGCAGCTACGGCATTATCAGGCTCAATTTCCACCTGGAAACGGCCAATTAAGCGAAATTTAAAAGGAATTGCATGAAAAAAAATAAATTTGTTCATTTATCTCCGAAAATGAAAAATTTAGTAATGGCTAAGTGGATAAAATACTACGTTAGCAAGGGTTTATCCTTAGAAGATGCACAATATGCTGCCGAATGGCGGTCTGGAAGGTGGAAATTATCAGATAGGATGCGTATGGTTCTGGATAAAGTAGATAAATTGTGATAAAGTGTAAAAAATTAAGCAAAAAAAGGTCAAAATATGGCTCAGAATAACTTTTTAAGTTTCCTTAACTCCCTAGACAGGGGAGCAAACGACAGAAACAGCATAACTGAATTTTTAGCCAATATTTTAACGCCTGGCGACAACATGGAATACGTTGGTGGCCAATTACTAGGCGCGGATGGCAAAAGGCCAGAGAATTTTGGCGAAAAAACCAGTTACGGCACGTTAGGGCAGGCTAATTTTGAGGGAAATGACCGAGTTAAGCGCGGATTATTGTCAAAAATGACTTCTGGCATGTCAGATATGAATAAAATCAACGCAACACCGCCTGGTTATGGAAGCCGAAGGGTAAATATGCGTCCAGATGCGTTAGATATGCTTCCAAATGCGTTAGCAGCAGATGACCCTGTAAATAAAATGGTACCAGGTGAAAATCTTTTCAAGTACGAGCCTGACCCTGTAGATAACATGGTACCAGGTGAAAATCTTTTTGGATACCAGACTGACCCTGTAGGTAATATGGTACCAGGTGAAAACCAATTCCAATACCAGACTGACCCTGTAGGTAACATGGTACCAGGTGAAAACCAATTCCAATACGATCCTGTAGGTAGCGGACGCGGTAACGGGGCTATGGAGCAACAAAGTCGTGAAGCTCAAGCTAAGTTTAACGAGTTTTTACAATTAGTAGAACCAAGCGTAGTAGAAAATGCAATGAGTAACCCAGAGCTTATGGAGGTATTAAGAGATGCATTCTTCAGAACATACCCTAACTTGCTCAAAGGAATCGGCGGATATAACTAATGTCAATTACGACGTATGCAGAATTAAAATCAAATATAACTGATTTTTTAAACAGGGATGATTTAGATACAATATCTCCTACTTTTATATCGCTTGTTGAAGCTGATATGAATAGGAATATACGTCATTGGAAGATGGAAGCGCGGTCAACGGCTGAAATTGATACAAAATATAGCGCAATACCTGCGGATTTGCTTGAGCCTATTAGATTTCATGTAACAAGCGGCGATACAAACCCACTTGAGTTGATTTCTCAATCGCAGCTACTATCACGACAGGCTCAAAGTCTAAATACATCAGGAAAACCAAGATATTACGCTTTAACTGCGGGCGAATTACAGGTGCACCCAGCGCCAGATGGCGTTTACGATGCAGAATTATATTATTATCAGAAAATTCCTGCATTATCTGACAGTAATACAACTAATTGGCTTCTGGACGAATATCCAGATGCTTATTTGTATGGAGCTTTGGTACACTCAGCCCCATATTTAAAAGAAGACGCTCGAATTACGACTTGGGCGGCTTTGTATCAAAGCGCTGTTGACGCTATAAACGCTGTCAGCGATCAAACTAAATACGGCGGCTCTGGTCGTCGTCTAAAAATAAGGGCATATTAAAATGAGTTTTTCTAATGAATTTGAAACAAGAGTATTAAACTATGTGTTTACTACATCATCTGTAACAAGGCCGACAACATGGCGTGTTGCGTTATATACTGGAGCGCCAAGCGATACTGGCGGCGGTACTGAAGTATCTGGTGGTGCATATGCACGTCAGGCTGTAACATTTTCTGTATCTGGTAACACAGCTACTAATTCTGGCGCTGTTGAATACCCTACGGCTACAGCAGGCTATGGAACAGTAACTCACGTTGGAGTATTTGATGCGGCAACAGGCGGCAACTTAATTGCATACGCGGCATTATCTGCGTCTAAAGCTATTGCTACAGGCGACGTATTCCGCATCCCTGCTGGTGATTTAGATATTACTTTAGAGTAAATTAAATGACAGTTTACCGAGGCGGCTACGGCTACAGTCTATATGGCGAACATACATTCGGTTTTGATGGATCAGTCAAAGACGCCTCAATAACAATTTCACCAGCCGCAAGTGTTTCTGTGGCTGGGAATATAACTGCGCGTGGCACAGCAACAGTATCAGCCACATCAAGCGTAGCCACAACGCCAAACAATATTATAGGCGGAAGCGCCACATCTCAATCCACAACTGTAACAGGTGTTGGATTTAACCGCGTGCGTGGTTCAAGCATATCAGTTGCAACTGTCTCTGCTGTTGTCTCTGAAGCGGCAAGAACTAGGAATGTTTCCGCTACAGTATCAGCGACATCTAGCGTTAGTGCCTCATGTTTAAGAAAACGTCTGGCATCCGCTACAGTATCAGCGACATCTAGCGTTAGCACTTCATGTATAAGAAAACGTCTGGCATCTGCTACAGTATCAGCAACATCAAGCGTTAGCGCATCTTCATTGAAGATTTTGCAGTCTAGCTCAACAATTCAGCCTGCATTAAGCGTTTCGGCGGTTGGTGAGAAAGAAAGCGTAGTAAGCGTATTTATAAGCGCTCAATCAGGATTTACAGCTAGTGCTAATAGAGTGCAAAACGCATTATCTAGCTCTGATTGCGTACTAAGTATATCTACACAGCCAAATGTAGAGTTTAACAATAGCGTTACTATACCAACAATAGTTTCAACAGGCGTTGGCTCTAATCGTGTTCGTGGTTCTGCAATATCTGTTTCAACAGTTTCATCTACTGCATCAGCAGGCAAGCGTGTTCGAGTAGCATCTTCAATAACAGCAACTATTTCTTCTGTAATTTCAAGCGCTGAATTAATACAGCAAACATCCGCAACATTACCAGCAAATCTTACAGTTGCGCCTTCTGCTGAAAAAATATTATTAAGCACTTCAACAACTTCCGCCAGCTCATCGGCAACTGCATCTGGATTAAAAATACATCAATCTGGCTCTGCTATATCTACAGCTTTAAGCGGTTCAATAAGTTTTATTAGATTGCAAAGCACTGCGGCGAACATCCCATTGCTGTTGTCTACATCAGTAAATGGTGCATTTACATCGGGTACTAGTGCATCTGTAAATTGCGTTTTAAGTTTATTTGCATCTGGGCAGGTTCAAATATCGTCATCCACAACACTTAGTATTACATCTGCATTTACGGCAAGTGCAATTGAAAAGTGGGAAGACTTACCAGACGCAACAGAAACATGGCAGACAGTGCCAAAAGTAACCGAAATATGGACAGCCGCATGATGTTGCAATTAAAGCATTTTTGTGGCATTATCCAGACAGCGCCTAACTTGCGTCTTTCACATACATCGCTGAATGATATTAGGTCGCAAGGCCAACTATAGGAGTTAAACATGGCAGATACTACAACAACCACATATGGCTTAGTAAAACCAGAAGTCGGTGCGTCCGAGGATACTTGGGGTACAAAAATAAATACCAACCTAGATAACGTCGATAATCTGTTAGATGGTACGACGCCTGTTACTGGTATTGATATTAATTCTGGATCAATTGATGGAACGCCAATTGGAGCAAACTCTGCTTCAACAGGTGCATTTACTAATATTACAGCAAGTGGAACAGTTGATGGCCGTGATGTTTCGGCAGATGGCACTAAGTTAGATGGCATTGAAGCCAACGCTAAAAATGACCAAACAATTACTGCTGGTTCTGGTTTATCAGGCGGCGGTACTGGCGACGTAACGCTAAGTCACAGCGATACAAGCAGTGTTAGTAACGCCAATAATAGTGGCAATACATTTATCCAAGACATTAACTTTGACACATATGGACACGTCACATCTGTAGGAACTGGCACAGTATCAGTCGGTAATGGCACACTTACAGTACAAGGTACTGGTGCTTTAGGTGGTTCTGGTACTTTTACAGCTAACCAAAGTGGAAACGCTACAATTAGTATTAGCCATGATGATACATCTTCTCAGGGCTCATCAAATAACTCAGGCAGAACATATATCCAAGATATTACACTTGATACATATGGACACGTCACTGGCTTAGCTACTGCTACAGAAACAGTTGTGAATACAGATACTAATACCAATCTAACACATACAGGCGAAGTTACAGGTTCTACATCTTTAACTATAGCCAATAATGTAGTTGATGAAGCTAATCTTAAAGTATCTAATAGCCCTACTAATGGTTACTTCTTATCAGCACAGTCAGGAAATACAGGTGGTTTAACTTGGGCTGAAGCTGGTGGTGGAGACCCTGCGCCCATAGTTAATTTTGCTTCACCTTCAGCAACTTATACTTCTAGTACAACTTGGACTAAACCGAGTTCTATTGCTGACGGCGATTGGGTAACTTTTTATGGTGTTGGCGGTGGCGGCGGCGGCACGGCGATCAAGGGTACTGGTGGACAAAGAGGCGCACAAGGCGCTTCGGCTTTTATTATTTCTGTTTTAGGTGCGAATTGCCCAAGCTCAATAACATTTGTTATTGGTGCTGGAGGTGCTGGTGGTTTCCTCGCTAATGGATATGGCGGTGACGCGAAAGGAGCAAATGGTGGTAATACAACTATGTCAGCAAGTGGGCATACTTATACTGCCTTCGGTGGATATGGAGCAGAAAAAAATGGTGTCTCGACAGAAAAAGTAGGTGTTGTAGCTTTTCCAGACCCCGCAAGCGCAGGGGGATGGGGTACAGATACTTCCGTTGCACCATCTTTAGAGAATACAAGTGTGCAAGCTTGGACTAGCAACGCCGCACCCACTGCCACAGCATTGTTTGTAGGCGGTATTGGCGGTGGCGGTGGTTTCTCTAATCCTGATGATGGTCAAACTTCTACATACGGCGGTGACGGCGGTGATGGCACATATACAAGTGGTGCTGCTTATGGCACTATAAATGGGGCTGTACCTGGAGGTGGAGGAGGTCTACACTATAGACCTAACGCAAGTGGTGATGCTCAAGCTGGCAATGGTGGTTCTGGTTCTATTCGAGTTTATTATTAAGGATAAATGAAATGACAAAAATATTTTATAATAAATCAGACAATAATCCTATTGTTGTTGATGATGATGCAAATATTTCAGACTGGCCTGACTACACTGAAACTGTTCCAGCTCCTAGCTCTTCTACATTTACTGAAAAGAGCGCTAGAGAAATAAGAAATAACTTATTATCAGAAACAGACTTTTATGGATTGTCTGATGGTACAATGAGTTCTGAAATGACTACTTACAGGCAAGCATTAAGAGACTTACCAGACCAAGCTGGGTTTCCGAACACAATAACATGGCCTACCAAGCCAACATAAAGGTATATTGTTAATAACCATAAAAATATGTTATAGTCACAGTAACTTAGACCAATGAGGTAAACATGCCACTAATACCATTAGACATCCCTGCTGGCATTTACCGAAATGGTACTGAATTACAAGCATCTGGGCGCTGGCGTGACGCCAATTTAATTCGTTGGGTTGATGGCACAATGCGCCCGATGGGTGGCTGGCGGACTAGATCAGACACGGCGGCTAATGCTAAAATTCGTGGTTTGATTACTTGGATTGCTAACGATCAAGATCGTTACATTGTTGGTGGTACATACAATAAACTTTATACTTGGACATCTCAAGGTGTTCGTCACGATATAACGCCAACTGGTTTAGTAAGTGGTCGTGAAGATGCTGTAGCATTTACAGGGTATGGTGGCAGTTACTTTGGGCAATATGCTTATGGCGTGGCTCGCCCAGATACAGCGCGAATACAGCCTGCAACAACTTGGTCGCTAGATACTTGGGGTGAATACCTTGTTGCGTGCAATGAAGATGATGGAAAAATTTACGAGTGGCAAATAAACAACTCTACACCAGCCGCAGTATTGTCAAATGCGCCGACAAACAATGAAGGTATTGTTGTAACTGAAGAAAGATTTTTGTTTGCATTAGGTGCAGGCGGAAATCAACGCAAGGTGCAATGGTGTGACAGGGAAGATAGCTCCACATGGACGCCAGCCGCCACAAATGAAGCTGGTGATTTAGAATTAAACACAAGCGGCAGAATTATGGCTGGCATACGAGTGCAAGGCCAAACTCTAATATTAACAAGCATGGACGCTCACGTAGCCAATTACATTGGAGCGCCATATGTTTATGGTATCGAGCGTGTTGGAGCGAGTTGCGGATTAATTGCAAATAAAGCCATAGCATCAGTTGATAAAGGCGCGTTCTGGATGGGCAATCACTCATTCTATGCATATGCAGGCGGCGCAGTACAGCAAATTGAAAGCGAAATATCAGATTATGTCTTCTCAGATATAAACCGAGCGCAAATATCAAAAACTTTTGCAGTGACAAACAGCACATACGGCGAGATATTCTGGTTCTATCCTTCTGGGTCATCTGTAGAAAATGACAGATATTGCGTCTATAATTATGTCGAAAACACTTGGTATATTGGCGAACTAGGCAGAACTGCTGGTTATGATATGGGTACATACCGACAACCAATATGGGCAAGCGCAGAAAACAACAAGTTATACGAGCATGAAATCGGATTTGATTATGGATCACTTACACCATTTGCAGAAAGCGGATCAATTGCGCTAGGTACTGGTGAAAGCGTAATGTCAGTTACAGAAATGATCCCAGATGAAAAGACGCAGGGCGACGTGACAGTCACATTTAAGACAAGGTTCTATCCAAATGGAACTGAACGCTCCTATGGCGCATTCTCAATGTCCAATCCAACATCTCTGCGATTTACAGGCAGGCAAGTTAAATTAAGAATAGACGCAAATTCATTAGGTGATTGGCGTGTCGGTATAAATAGACTTAATGTTACGGCTGGTGGGGCGAGATGAGCGAACAACAACAAAAAGCCCCAGACGTTATCGGCAACGATTGGCGGACGTGGGGTCGAAGGCTTGTTCAGCATTTATCACAAACTCGGTCTACATTGGTTCAGCAGAACGGCGAGGAAAGTGCATCCGAAAATGGCACAATGATGTGGGACAGGGTAAACCTATACCCAATTGTAAGTAGATCAGGCGCTTTTCGTGAAATTATATTAAAGAATGCAATCCCTGCATCTAGTGTGGGTGTAGCTGGCGATAAGGCTGGATTAATATCTTGGGATGCATCATATATTTATGTATGCACTGCGGCTCACGACGGGTCAGCTCACATTTGGAAGCGCGTAACATTGACAGGTGGTTCATGGTAATTGATGAATTAATCGAAAATTGCAGGGAATGGATCGAAGCCGCATTAGAGTATTCTGGCGGCACTCACGATTTTATTCATGTAGTTGAAGGGATTAAATCAGGTGCAATGCAACTTTGGCCTACGCCAAGGGGGTGCATCGTATCTGAAATTGTGGTATACCCGAAGGTAAAGCAGTTAAATATATTTCTTGGCGGCGGCGAATTGGATCAAATAATGGATATGCACACTGACGTAATTACCTGGGCAAAGGCTCAAGGATGTTCAGCAT